GCAAAGATGGGAGTCTAACAATGGCTAAAGAAATGTCAGTAGTACAGAAGCGAACTAAAGCCTATGGCATAGCACTTAGAGTGCTAGCCAAGAAAAGACCAGAAGAATTCAAGGCTATCTATGCCCGAGTTCTTGAAGAAGAATATGGTTTAAAAGCAGGACACACCAACGATGTGATAGGAAAATATGTATGAGCCTACTCAAAGAACTACAGGATATTAACAAATGGCTAGACGAACTGATATGGGAGGTAAACAAGTTCAATGAAACCCTTGACGACTTGGCAGCCAGATACAACCAGAGCCTTGCAGATAGTTCAGAGGCACAGAGATAGCGCCGACTATTGGGTACGTTATTTCTATAGCAAGTCTTGGGAACAAGACGAACGACAGTGGATACTAGTAAGAAATATACTTGACGGTATACTAAAAGAACTAGGAGAGGACTATGAATGAAGTTATCATTCCGCACATCTCAACAGCAATCACCTGGCTATACCTCATTGCAATTGGCTATTGCCTATACAGATGGAGTACTAAATGAAGACCAGATTAGCAGCGCTATTCAGTTGGGCATTGACGCTATCCAGCGCTCTCTTTCCCAGTCAGTCATACGCAATAGCAGTAGCCGACAGGCTGCAGCACAGGGACGAGAACAAGCCCTTAACAAAGAAGGAGATACGCTGGACAAAGTCCTTGAGCAAATCCTATGCGAAGGCTCTCATCTCAGCACAGTATGAGACGTGGGGTCATTCAGAATATAAAGCACTGCTCAAACTTTGGGGTAAAGAATCTGCGTGGGACCACACTGCAGACAACCCTAAATCAACAGCATTTGGTATACCACAATTGCTGAAGATGAAACCTAATACGCCTGCGCCCGAGCAGATTGCTCGTGGCTTGGCATACATTCAGCATCGGTATGGCAAACCATCAGTTGCTTGGGCTCATTGGCGCAAGCATAAGTGGTACTAGTAACTACAAACAAAGGAGACAACAATGGCAAGACAAGGTAAAGGAATAAAAGTAAATGTTCCTAGATTAAAAGTAATTGAGGCTCTTGAAAAGAGTCTTAATAAACTAGAAACAGATTATCAAATAGGAAAGAAACTAGATGCTGACTATGAAAAACAAAAGTCAGACTGGCATAAGAAAGTTCTTAAACTTACTTTGCCTCTAATTATTAGCGTAGACTTTAATCTATCTGCTGGCAGCCTTACATTACCTGAAGAACCTAAGTTTGAGGGTAAAGAACAGATGGCAGAATGGCAGTATGAACAACAGAAAGAAGAAATGGAAAGCGCAATAAGACTTCTTCGTATGTGCGAAGATGAAACTGTAAACACAGCAACTTATGCATCCATAAGTCAGTACCTATAAAGGAGACAGCAATGACAACCACAGTTGTGGACAGACCACAAGTAGCGCCAAAGAATATGTCGGCGTGGATTAAGTCAGGTGTTGCAGTAACAGCAACATCAGCCAGTGATGTATCCAGACAAGCAGGACTTGACTGGACAGTATCACTACACGATGTAACTACTACCTACCAGATTCCTGGACAGGGACTACCAGTTCACATCCCAGTTAAAAACAAACAAGCAGTTGTTAAGACAACACCAACGGGAGAAGTTATTCCTCTTGGTATTGTTGGCACTAAATACAAACCATTTCAAAACGCAGAAGTATTCTCCGTGCTAGATACTCTGATTGATTCAGGCGATGCTCGCTATGCAGCAGCAGGTGAGTACGATGCAGGGGCAAAGGTATGGATGCTATTGCAACTACCCAATGAGATGGAAATTAAAGGCGACCCACACGCAGCATTCTTGCTAGCCAAAACTACACACGATGGTAGCGGTTCAGTTCTTATCCGCCCTATCATTGAGCGTCTATGGTGCAGCAATCAGATTAATAAAATCTTCCGTGCTAGAGATAAGCAGCATACATACACACTACGGCATACCTCTAATGCAAGACTAGATGTTAATGATGTTCGCAACATTCTTGACATTACCTACTCCAGCATTGAGCAGTACAGCAACCTAGCAAATGTATTGCTAGAGCGTGAGGTTACTCGCAGTTATGCAATTGATTATTTCAAGAAAGTTTTCCCACTACCCAGCAAGATAGAGGATGCACCAGTACATCTACTATCACAGGGTGAGAAGAAGCAACGCACCAATGCTAACTTTGCACGGCATACTGCAATGAACATCTTTGCCAACAGCCCAACACAGGAGAATATCCGTGACACCCAGTTCGGATTGTGGCAAGCAGTTGTTGAATATGCAGACCACGGTAAGCCGAACAAAACTAAATCGCTGGGCATCAGGACGATGTCTGGTGCCAGCGACAATATCAAGTTACGTGCACTAGAACTACTAACAGTATAGGAGACTAAAATGGAATACTTACATACAAATGCAGACGGCACCACCGTCAAGTACACAGATGAGATGATTAAGAATGTCATCAAAGATGTTCAGTATTACAAAGACCAAAGACAAGGTTATCTAGACCGCTATCACAAGGCACGTGTGGCAGTCTATGACTTCTTCAATGAACGCTATGATTCAGGTAGTGATGAGATTACCTGTACAGTTGATGATGTAAATGAATTGCTTGAGACTATTGGTGCAGACAAACTAAGGCGTATGTATACAGTCACTGGCAGAATTGAATTCACAGTAACTGATATTGAGGCAGACTCAGAGGATGATGCCAGAGACCAAGTAGAAAACAATCTAACTGTAGAGTTTGACGGCAACACCGTTGATGACTATTCAATAGATGTCAATGATGTAGACCAGCAGTAATGCCTAAGATAGCAGACCACACCTATAGTGAGGCACTGCGTACTGGCAAGTGTATGGTAGGCAAACACAGTGAATGCACAGGTACTGCGGTCATCAGTATCCACGCACTCAGGAGACCTTGTGATTGCCAATGCCACAGCAAATCAGAGTGAGCAGATAACCGCCTTTCTATCTGCTACACTCTGCCTACTGAAACAGGCTGGGTTTTGATTAGTCTCCTTTCTCAGCCTGTTTCTTTTAACAAGGAGACAAGGACAGACAAATGCGAGTAGAAATAGAACGAGACCGATACGGTCGTCCATTAGTTGTACCTAAAGCAGGTGGCAAACCAGTTGCCTATACACGGGCTACAACAATTGCCAATAGTCTTGATGACCCAGCAGCACTAACTGCTTGGAAGATGCGAATGGCAGCAATAGGTTTAACAGTACGCAGCGACTTACTACTAGCCATCAGTGCTGCACAAGAAGATAAGATGGCTATTAATAGATACATTGAAGATGCTATGGAAGTTGCAGGCGCTAGCCGTGCAGCAACTATCGGCACAGCACTGCATTCATTTGCAGAAAAAATAGATTTGGGACAGGACTTCGGACCTATCCCAGATGAGTGGGCAGCAGACTTAGTTGCCTACCAGAAAGCAACAGAACAACTTAATAAAATCTTTATAGAACAATTCTGCGTGCTAGATAAATTCAAAATTGCTGGCACACCAGACAGGGTTGTTGAGTATAAAGGTGAAAGATTCATTGCAGATATTAAGACTGGTCGCATTGACCATCCTAATAACATTGCTATTCAGTTAGCGATATATGCTAACGGCTCCCCGTATGATATTGCTACGGGTCGCCGTGGTAGTTGGGGCGATGTCAACAAAGACAAAGCCATCATTATTCATCTTCCAGCAGGAACAGGTCTATGCAAATTAGTTTGGATAGATATTGCAGAGGGTTGGAAAGGTGTACAATTTGCAATGAAGGTAAGACAGTGGCGAGACAAGAAAGGTCTTGCTACTCCATTCCAGGAACAGGAGACAATCAGTGGCTAGCACTGAAGCACCAATCAGTATCACAGTAAAAACTCCAGCAGGTTCTTTAGTTACAATTCGTGCAGAGCACGGAGATGAACTAGACCAGTTGGTAGCAACAACACTAGAGGCAGTTCGTTCTGCCGTCACAGAACTAGAGTCAGCAGTACGCGGTGCATCAGCACCAGTATCTGCACCAATGGCACCAGCCCAAGTAGCAGCAGCGCTTGGCGCATCTATCATTGACAACACACCAGCCGATAACGGTGGCTGGTCAGGAGCACCATCACTCGGTGGCAAGAACTGCCCACACGGAAAGATGACTGCTATCCAAGGCACAGGTAAAGACGGTAAGACCTATCGTGGTTACTTCTGCCCAGCACCAAAGGGTGCATTTGACAAGTGCAAGAATCAGTATGTTCGTGCTGGTTCACCAGAGTGGAACACATTCGTCGCTGACCAAGTGAAGTAATGCGTACACTTAAACGCAGCATTAGCAAAGCAGAGGTGGGCGGAGAACCATTACCGCCCGCCTTTGCGGCATTTGAGCGAGCAGGAATTATCCTGCGCCGTGCAGAAATCACGATGGTTGCTGGCACGCCAGGTGCAGGTAAGTCATCAGTTGCACTGGCAATAGCAGCCAAATCTAAAGTACCTACGCTGTACTTCAGTGCAGATACTAATGCTCACACTATGGCAATGCGTCTTGTTGCAATGTCTGGTCGTATGACACAGACAGCAGCAGAGCAATTGCTCAAGCGTGAGCCACATCAAGCAGAAGAAATTCTTACCCTAAACAATCACTTGTTCTGGTCCTTTGAATCCACTCCCACTCTAAAAGATTTAGATGATGAGGTCAGTGCATTTGAAACTGTATGGGGTAGAAGTCCAACACTTATTGTGGTTGACAACCTAATGGATATTGCAATGGATGGTCACGAAGAATTCCAAGGTATGCGTGCAGCAATGAAGGAACTTAAGTATCTTGCAAGAGATACCAACGCAGCCGTGCTAGTTCTGCACCATACCAAGGAAGGCTTTGAGGGTTTTCCCTGCCAGCCACGCTCTGCCATTCAGGGTCTTGTCAATCAGATACCAGCAATGGTATTAACTATCGGTCAGATGAAGCAGGGCGATGAGACCTATCTCTGTGTAGCCCCAGTCAAAAACAGATATGGACGAGCAGACCAGACAGGTAATAACTACGTCAGCCTAGCCTTCAACCCTGACAGTATGTATCTAGATGATGTCCAAGTTAAATATATGCAGGAGCAAATGTATGGAAACTAAGATATGGGATATGTCATTCAGCCGTGAAGATATTGAAGTTCTTTTAGGAGCAGCAGTATCAGATGGTGAGTGGAACATTATTGTTGATGAGTTATACAACAGCGATAATCTTTACAACAAAGTACAATCAGAAGTATTGAAGGTAGCAAGAGCAGCAATTGAGTAGCGCAGCCAAACGCAAGGGCAGCCAAGCAGAACGTGATGTAGTTGCTTGGCTTAAAGCCAATGGTTACAAGTACGCAGACCGCAGACTCGCAGGAGCAACCTTAGACAAAGGCGATATAAGCGGTGTGCCAGGAGTTACCATTGAGATTAAGAACCACGCAAAGATGGACCTTGCAGGTTGGACAGCAGAGTTAGAAGTAGAGATGAAAAATGACAATGCTTGGACAGGTGTAGTCTTACACAAGCGCAAAGGCAAAGGAGATGTTGGTCAGTGGTATGCCAGTATGCCAGCACAGGTATGGCTAACACTACTCAAGAAAGCAGATGGACAAACATAGTATCGCTGCCTATCTAGAACATATAGGCGCCAGACTGCCAGCGGTGGGCAGTGGCTGGCGTAAGATGCGCTGTCCATTCCACCCAGATAAACACGCATCAGCAGGTATTAACTTTGATGAAGGCAGATTTAAATGCCACGGTTGTGGCGTTGGCGGTGACGTATACGATTTGATTATGCACAGAGAAGGAGGCAACTATCGTGAGGCTGTCAAGTACGCAGAGACAGTTTCTCCTACAGGCGGCGACAGAGTACGCCCAGCACATACATCAAGCAACAGACTATCTGGCAACACGGGGTCTGTCGGTAGAAGAAGCAAAGAAGTTTCATATCGGAGTAGTGGACAATCCATTACCAGGTCACGAAGGCTACAAGGGTAAGTTAGTAATCCCCTACATCACGCCATCAGGCGTGGTTGACCTGCGCTTTCGTAGTATCCACGGCGAGGACCCTAAGTACATAGGTCTGCCAGGGGCTAAGACAACAATGTTTAATGCACAGTCAGTGCTCACTGCAGATGGTTATATCTGTGTCACTGAAGGTGAGATTGACTGCATCACAACAGTAGTTAAGACAGGACATCCAGCAGTCGGCATCCCAGGTGCTAACAATTGGAAGCCCTACTACAGCAAAATACTTGACGACTTTGATACAGTTATTGTGCTAGCAGATGGCGATAGCCCAGGACTAGAGTTCGGCAAGAAGATTAGTAGAGAGTTAGGCAATGTGAATATAGTTCAGATGCCCGAAGGGCACGATGTCAACAGCATTGTATTACAAGAAGGGGCAGGTTGGTTAGATGAGCGAATCAGAAAATGCATCAACGAGCGATGAGTCAGTATGGGATTACATAGAGAAAAACCCAAAGATTATTGGACTACCTATTACAGATACCAAAGGTATAGACCTACTGTCAGCACTCAGAGATGTTTATATTCACACCGAAAAAGACCCAAAGGTAGGGCTTAGCCTGCTCACAATCCTAGCCAACTTCCTTGTGGCATCCGCACAAGGTGAAGCACAGGAATTTATTGACGAAGTTACTGTTATAGAATTAACCTCAGATTTAGATACAGAACTACGGAAGGTATTAGATGAAGGACATTAAACATTTTGATGACATCCTGTCAGAACTTAAGATAACTATGGTGCGTAAGCACGCAGACTATGGTCCTAACAATATCGGTCAAGCACCAGGTGGTGCTATGAACGGCATTGTAGTTCGTATGCACGACAAGATGACACGGCTAGAGCATTTGTATTATAAAAAGATAGACACGCCGAACTACGAATCTATTGAAGATACGCTGCTTGACCTGGCAAACTATGCAATAATTGGACTATTGGTACAAAGGGGGCAGTGGGAAGGTATAGATGAACCAGGAGTACATAACTGAGTATGACTCGCTAGTTTCATCACTAGCAGTTGAGTATCACAGGCGCTATCCGATGATAGATGCACTGGATATACAGCAGATATTATGGCTTTGGTTCATTTCCCATCCCAATAAATACTCCGAATGGTCAACCCTAGACCAAAAAGATAAAGACAAACTCATAGCAAAATCCCTTCGCAATGCAGCCATCAAATACTGCGAAAAGGAAAAAGCAAAGACAGTCGGATACGAGTTGCTTGACCTGTATTACTATGACGCAACAGTCATAGAAGCATTTATGCCTAGCATTATCTCCGAGTCATATGAAATGCCAGCCAAGATTAAAGACTTAAACTTCAAAGCAGTTAAGTCAGACCCTAGCAATGATGGCAATAACTGGCTAGTGCTACGGTCAGACATAGCCACCGCTTTCTATCGGCTCACAGAGGCTAAACAAAATGTACTACGGATTAGATTCAGCACAGACAATAACGAGTGGAGCCTGATAGCCAAAGATTTAAAGACAACACCAGATGGTGCCAGAATGAAAGTTCAGCGTGCTATCAATTCCCTAATTAGAAACCTAGGTGGATGGCGTCCCTTTGCAGATGAGGATGCCCCAGTCATTGAAGAAGATGATGACCGAACCGAGTAAGGACATTCGTGACCTGCTTCATTTAGTGGACTATAGCAAGTCAATGGACTTACGTGGTGAGCCAACAGAAATTTGTGCTTGTGGTTGTGAAGTGTTTGTAATGTTAGGTGGATTTGTAGATGGTGAGATTGCCTTCTACTTTACAGATGCTGAGTGTGCTAGTTGTGGAAGTATGGTCACATTACCTACACCAACAGGAGAGGAGAATGGTTGTGCCGACATATGATTTTAAATGTAAGTCTTGCGGAAGTATTACTGAAACAACCAGCAATCTTCCTATTCCTTGCGAACTATGTGGTGAGACAATGATTAGGATTTGGACAGCAAACCCAGTACACTTTAAAGGTACTGGATTCTATAAAACAGGAGGCTAAATGAAACTTAGATATAGCAACGGCTGGAACTATAAACGATTTACTTT